ACCGGGGGAGAGATCAAGATCACTCATTGGATTCTTCAACTTTCTGTGCAAGGTCAAGTAGATAACGCTCTGCGAGGGCTAGACCCTGAATAATCCCGCAGAGTTTTTGGTACTCTTCAAAAGTACGGCACGAACCGCCAGCCAAGTCATCGGCGTAGTTGTTCATGTCAGTGCGTATTTTTTCACGTAAAACGCGTACGAAGTCTTGAATCATGATTTAGGCTCACGTTGTTTGCTGCTATTTGAGAGCGCAGCAGTACGCGCTTGTAACTCCATCTGGGCTTTATTTTTTGCGATGTCAGCACCCATTTGGATGCCAGCACGTTCTTGTTCAAACTGTTGTTTGAATTCGCTCTCTTTGATTTGCGCACCTGTGCGAAGAGCTTCCAACTCCAGTTTGCCGCTGACTTCTTGCTCTTTCAGAGCCTGTGAGTCGGCCTTGGCAGCAGCGTCCATCATGATCTTTTGTTTTTTCAACTCTAGCTCTTGGCCTTTGAGTTGGAGTTCCTGCATCTGCAACTGCATGACTGGGTCTTGCATCTGTTGCTGTGCTTGCATCTGAGCAGCCTTGGCTTGGTTTTGCAGCAACACTTGCTGAGCCGCTTGAGCCATCATGCCCGACAACGCAATCTCCACTTGTGGTGGCAACTTCTCGCCCTCGGGAGGCAAAGGCATACCCAACTGCTGCTCGATCTGCTGGCGCATCTGATAACCAACGTGCTCTGCAATGTGCGCAGTGATTGCGCCCATGATCTTGGGAGCCTGTGGGTTCTGACCAATGAATTGCTGCATCATCGGATCTTGCAACAGCATCATGTGTACTTGGATATGCGCTGCGTGATCCTGATGTAAGAACGCCTTAAGCGGTTTGCCTTTGAGTGCGTTCTGGTTTTCCTGCACAGGATCAATCGGCTTCATATCCTCTTCAATCGGCACAAGCTTCTCTGCGTTCTTAATGCCCAACACGTTCAACATACCGCGGTGGAGTTCGGGCAAGTTGTAGATGTCCGGAGCCATCTGCGCCATCTGAATGACGGCTTGGTACTGGATAACGCGCTGAGACATGGTCGCAGCGTTGGGGTCTGACACGGGAATAACATCCACCAAGTCATAGTCGGCTTTCTTAGCTTTGCGAGTGCCGTACTCGGGTGTGTATGTGTAGTCAGCGTCTGTGTAGTCGCGAATAATGTTCTTCAAGAGTTTGAACTCTTGCTTCAGGGCAAAGTGCACACGAGCTTGCACCGCAGTCATCACCTTTAACTGGCGCTCTAACAACGCAAGTGTGGTTCCCACAGGAGCCTGCGCAGACATATCAGACACCTTCATGTCAGCAGTCGCGGCAAACCGGCGGCCTTCATCAACGATGGTCTGCATCAAGTTAAACAGCGTAGCGCTTGGCTCCTTGTACGGGAGCGGCAAGATGTTGTCGCGGATCGTGCCCGAGCCAACGTCTACGTCACGGAACTCTCCGGGTGCGATTGGTGTGTCATCACCCTTGATGCGCAGGCCGCGTGTCTTAAGTCCGCCGGGGAGATTGCTGAGTGTTCCTGCATCGACGAGTTGTCGCATGAGGGATGTAGCGGATTTAGCAAAGCCTCCGATAAGGTGGAAAAGCCCGAAGCCGTAAGCTCCAAAACCCGGAATATATTGGTAGTGAACGAAGTGCTGGCGCTTGAGTCGGAGGTCATCTTCTTCCTTCCAGTTGCGGCGAATTGACAGGATGTCGTTGGAGCCTTTAATTAGCGTGACAACGTACGGCAACATGATGCCGGTCTCTTCGTCCGAGTCGTCTTTGTCTTCGTAGCCTTCAAGGTTCAAGTCAACGTGGCACTCATACAAGGTGTAGCGGTCGTCATTCAAGTCACTAAAGCCAGTCTCTTTGTCCTTGGCTTTCTGAATGTCTGTCAAGTCTCTGGGTGAGTCAGGCAACTCAATATCAACGTAAAAGCCAACTTGCTGTAGCTTAATAATCTCGTTCTTGGTCTTGCGCATAACATGCGTGATGCGGTAACAAGTATCCAAATCCGTTGTACCGTACGGCAGATACATATCTTCCGCAGGAATAAACATAGAGACCTGACGTCCCAAATTGGGATCGTAGTACACCTTCTTAAACGCTGAGCCTGTGGCTGGCAGTGACCAGAGCATGCGCTCGTGTTCACCGCGGTACTCCGTCATAACTTCCGTCAACTCGTAGTTCATGTCGTCTTCAACGTTAGACGCAACTTCTTTCATCTCTGGCGTTTCTTTGCCGATGAGTTTGCTACGCACAGGCCCTTGGGCTGGGAACGTCTCAGTGATTGTCTCAGCTTGGAAGCGCACAACCGCTTCGGTAATCATGGGGTGGAACACGCCGCATGCGCCGTTCCAAGGTTCAGTGCGTTCTTCTATCTGTAAGCCCAAGAGCTTCAGACCATCAACGTACGTCTTCTCCCAATCCTTGCGGCCATTCTTGTCGTTGTCAATGTCAGACACCAAGTCACCCGCCAGCGACTGCAAGGCACCGCTGTTTATGTACTCCGCCAAGTTATCGTCAAAGCCTTCTTCATCGTCGCCCTCTCCGGGCGTTATGGTGATCTCGATGCCGTCCATGCCAATGGTGACTTCTTCGGGATCAACGATCTCGATCTCAAGAGGAGATTCCTGCTCACCCAGCGCGTCAATGCCCATTGGTTGTTGGTACAGCGCTTTGTCGATGTTCGTTGCCATGTGTGTTCCTAGTAGTATTCGTGTTTCCGGCGGTGAAAGAGAGCAAGCTCATCTTTCTCGTCCGTGTCCAAAGAAATAAAGCCGCCTTGCCTAAAGCGTAGCAGCGCCTGTGTTGTCGTATCCACGTAGTCGTCGTGCTCCCCGACTGGGAACGCGGCTACCTCTTCAATCACTTCCCGTGCCCAGCGTGTGTCGGGTGCCCAGACTTTACCACTGCTGAATAAATCCGCAACCGCGTTCATTCGCACCATCTTGTCGTTACCGCGACTGGGGGAGAACTCCTGCACAGGTATGCCCAACGCTCTGAGTTCCTGAATCAACGGCCCCCCTGATGCCTTTTTCTCCACAATGAACGCATCCGGTTCCCACTCTTTGTATTGCTTAAGCGCCACCACCTTAAGCTCAGGGAAAGCCATACGATCTTTAAACGCATCCAGTAGGATAAGTTGGGGCGAGTCATTCTCTTCCTCGTTGTAGAAGATGCCCCACGTTGTACACGCAGAGTAGTCGGATGTGTTCTTCGTTTCAAACGCCGTATCCCAAGACTGAATAATGTACTCACACCTTGGTGGGTCATCCGGCTCCCAGATACGCCACATCTTGCGTGAAATAATGGCTGAGTTCTCAGATGTGGGCTGCTGCATGTACTGCGCGTTCCAATACCGTGGGTCAATACTGGCTTTTGTGGATTTCAGCGCTTCAAGTGACCACTGCTCTGGCCACAGGGACTTCTCGTCTTCTTCGTCCTCGTTCAAAATGGCCGGCAACTCCACGATCTCCCATGGAACTGCTTCTGGGTTCTTGGTTTGGTAGTCAATCAGGCGCCCAGTCAGGTCTAGGAGCGACCAACGGGTCATCACAATGATAATCCCGCCACCCGGCATCAAACGCTGCAGTGGGCCCGTCTGGAACCAAGACCATGCGGTATCAAACGCGAGTCTACTGTTGGACTTTACGTCCTGCTCCGAGTGAGGATCGTCAATAACGAACAGATCAGCACCACGACCAGCAAGAGCGCCCCCGACACCAGCAGCATAGTACTGACCGCCAGCGCTTGTAGACCACTTACCGGCAGCCTTTTGGTCATCTGCCACCATTGTCTGGGGGAAAACTTCACGGTATTCATCAGAATCAATCAAGTTACGTATGCGCCGCCCAAAGTCTTCCGACAGACCCGCAGTGTGCGTGCCCATGATGATCTTCTTCTCAGGATATTTACCTAGAAAGTACGCAGGAAACAGATAAGATGAGAACTCAGACTTACCCATACGCGGCGCGATGTTGATAATCACACGCTTTTTCCTGCCCTCAACCACATCTGTAAAGATCTTGGCCAGCTTCTTGTGGTGTGGGCCAACTTTGAATCCGGGGTATACCGCGGTAGCAAAGCCTAGCATGTTGGTACTGGCAGCTTTTAGGCTGGCTCGTTTCTCCCGAAGCTCTAAGTCTTCAAAGAGTTCCATCTTCTCCTGCACGGACATGTGCGGCAAAGCCTTCTGCATGGCTTCAAGCTCAATCTTACTCAGTGTTGTAAAAGCGTCACGCTTCATCTGCCGTGTCTTCCGTAACGTCGATTACATCTATCACGCCCATGAACCTGTTGAGCTTTTCTTTGATCCGTGTCTCAAGCTCAGAGTCCGACATCTCGGTCTTCTTGACTTCGATTTTCTCTGTAAATAATCCGACTTCCGTCACTTTACCTAGGGCAACCAATGCTTTAAGGCGCACATTGGCGTTGGGGTGTTCGGTTTCTTCCACCAGCTTGGCCACTGCGTAGCCCCTAATTTGTTTAGCTTGATGAACAAACTCCCAGTCGTAGGCTGAAAGCATACCCACAAGTCTCTTCACGGCTTCTGGCGTTTTGATATTTGCCAGAGAAGTATGCGTGATTTCCGCAGGTTTGGCGGTAACGATGTTGGTGAAAGCAGTACGTGCAGCTTGGCTTTGATACTCGTTGACCAAAGTATCTGTGTCTACAGCACCCAACTCTTTGAGCCAGTCTACCGTATTGGACATTCCATCCACGGCATCTGCTGGATCGGTCTTCTCCATAGGGACGAAATCGCCTGAGTGAGCGTGCACTTCGGGTTCGAAATTGATTAAGTGATCTAACATTCTGCGCATAAGCCCTTGAACCTGCGATGTAGATAATGTACACTCAAATCGAGTGGGTGCGCAAGATCGTTTTGGCCTTTGGCCAAACTCATCAAGTTCGCTTGCTTTCTCCTTGATGGTTTCAGTTGCCATCTTTGCCTCACCGGTTGACGCTGGTGGGGCTTTTTTTCGTCTGTACAGAGGAGGAGTCTAACGTTAGACACTGGTATTTCTGAATTTTTATAAAATTTGTGGGGGGTGCCTTTTTAGTACTAAGTTATTACAAAGTTTGATTTGCGGTTATGGAACAGTGTTCGTATGTGACAGCAGGGGGCATCGCCTATATGTGGTGGTGGGGGTATGGTGGGGTCGCCAAAAAGCCAAAAACAGGGTCAAAAAAGCCAAAAACAGGGTCAAAATGACCCGAAAAAGCGGTTATCGAGGGCGATCAAACAGGGGCCACCGCACAATGGAGACAGTTTCAGGGATTCGCCCCGAGACAACAACGACATCAAGGAGAAAAACCATGTCAAACAAAACCAAAGCATTTACAGTTCTCAACACATTCGCCGATTCAAGGGTCGCGCTCATCCAAGGCATGAAAGGCGCGGGCTACGCGACAGTCGAGGAATGTCGCCCGATAGTGATCGAATGGGCTTGCGAGAAAATGGAAGTAGGTGAAGCGGGTTTCAAGGTGCATGACGTCACGGGCAAGGTATCACTCATCACGAGCAACCCAAAGTACGAATCAACCAAGACTGTAGTGCGTGACGTCATCAATATGCTCAAGGGTGTTACGCGTAGCACTTCGAGCGCAAGGAAAGAACCGCTTGACCCTGTTGCGAAAATCATCGAAGCCTTTGGCAAACTCACACCCGCCGAGCAACGCAAAGCCCTGAAAGCTCTCGTTGCATGATTTTCGGGTCACTGTGACCCGATTTTTTCTGCGAGCCCGAGAGAAAGGGCTTCTCTCGGTGTTTCGTTTCTTGTCTATTCATTTTTAAACCCAAGGAGATTCTCATGTACTCAATCATCGTTCGCGCAGGTGGCTACAACCACGACTACAAAGCAAACTCAGCGTGTGACGCTTACACCCTGTTCCATGCCCTGACCAAAACCTTT